AGTGACGATGAGGACAACTCGGTCCCGGTCGTGGCGGCCGGTCTGGTTAAGGATTATATGTGCGAGATAGAAAGCGACGATGAAGTGCGAGAAGTGTCGGAGCCAAGTGGGTCTGTTGGCTCTGACATGCCGGGAGTGCACGAAGAAGTTTTGCACGCGGTGCATCCAACTGGAGATGCACCAGTGCCAGAAACTCGAAGGTCGGAGCGAATCCGAACGCGCTCTGTTGGAAAAGAAGCTGATCAAGGTTGAGGCGCCCAAAATAATTAAACTATGATTTCACCGACGAGCGGCTGATCGTATGACCAGGTGACCTATGTTCCGCGGAAGCGGTAGGCGACGTACAGTGCGTCGAGCCGCGGACATGTTCCGGACGATTGCAGCCGTGAGTCGAATGGCTTCCTTTTCCCCCTGTGAAAGAGGACGGTTGTTCAGATTCCGAGTTCCGTTGAGGTGAGCGACGCGACGTGCGAGTTGGTGGTAACGCTTCACTGATTTTTCATATTCTTTGATGAGCACGGCGGACGTTTTCTCCTTGTTGACTACGTTTGGCAGGCTTGCATTGACTTCCTTCTGAGCTTGATTAAGCAGTCCCTGAACATTCGCAGACGGATGTAGACTCATCCGACGCCGAAGATTATAAAACTTATCGAGGAGTTTCATATGACGCTTATGGGCCGCACGTTTCTGAACACCAGCTTCCATCATCCGTGTGTGAAGATTTCGGGATTCAGCCAAGGCGGCCGAGACGCGAGTCAAAGCTGCATGAAGCGATTTGAGGTTCCGACCAGGCCCGACAAATACGCGTTTCTTGCCTGGAGACATGCGCACACTTGGTGGAGTGTTGAACAGTCTCCCTGGAGAAACCATACTATATGTTGTTTTTTTGTCTCTAGGCCCGGTCAGATTAAAGAAAGTTCACTGGACCGCCGGTAATCTCAAGGGGGAGTCGCTGTGCGACTCTCTTGGTCTCTAGACCCGCTCCGAGAGAAACTGTCTCGCAAAGTAAAACACAATCGCCGCAATCAGAGCCGTCACCGCCATACCCGTCATGGAAATCTCGCCGTTGTCCCCCAGAAACTTGGGCACCATCGTGCTCAGCTTACCCTGGACCGGCTTGGAGTAGGCGATCACGGCTGCGACACCCGCCAGCGCTGCATATCACTGCTCATCCGTCAGACCGAATGGGTTCTTGGACGAACCGGAAGATCCCTTGGACGATCCGGCCCGCTGCTGCTTCTGTGGAGGCGCTTGGTGCTCATAGGGCGACCCCTGCACCTCATCCTGCATCATCTGGCCTGGACCTGGCATGACTTCCTCAATCGACGACGAAAACTCCGCCATTTGAGATTCGTCTAGGTTTTTTTCGGGGTCCATGGGCGCCTCCCGAATCAGGCCCGTAGGCACACCTCGTTTGTTCTCCGTCTTTGGTAGCTCGACTGATGCTTCGGCTACTGGGGGTGGAATGGACGACGTCAGGTCAGAAACGTTGGGGTCGTACGTCAGCATTTCTTTCTAGTTTTGTTTCTGAAAAGAAACCCCTGTTAACTACGCGCCTTTTTCACAATCACCGTCCCTCCCCTACGTTGGACGGCTGGGGCCAAAGGTTGAGCCGTGGCCCTGGGGTTGTAATGCCGCTGGTGATATTGCCAAAACGCTTGTGAACCCACGTGAAATCCCCTGCGTATGGGCGCCTTGTACCAAAACACACAATCCGTGATTCTGTTGCTCTTGGATGTATTGTCCAGGACCAGGCACTCGTAGTTTTCCGTACAGGCGTCCATAACCTGTGAAAACTGGTCAAACGTCGGGAAGACCCCAAAGAAAGCCTTGTAGAGGTTTTCACGGTTCTGGCGGACGTTGTCTCTTAGGGCAAAGACGTAGTCGACGTTCGTACGAATCATGGGCGTCATGTCCATGCAGTACTGGGTCGTCATCATAAAGAAAATCTTCCAGTGTCGCCCGTTCATAAACAACTGGCGAATACACGTGTCCTTCATGAATGACCGGTCGTACATGCAGTCGTCCATGAGGATAAAAACGGGTTGACACTTTCCGACCGCCAGGAGCTTCTTTTGACGCTCGATAATCTTTTCGAGCGCATCCTTGTTATAGTCCCCGTAGACGAAGAGGTCGGGGATGAACTGCTTGTAGTACCCGTTGCCCTCCTCCGTGCCTGACATGGCAATCCCGGCTGGTATGTGCTTCTTGTGCCAAAGGATATCAGTCACGAGCGTCGACTTGCCCGTCCCACGCTTCCCTATAAAGACGCAAACCTTGTCATCCGCCATCTTCGACGGATCAAACTTCCTGAGCTGAAGCGTCATATCTAGTAAGTCCGAAGGACTTATTTATCGCGGAGCGGCGCGGCGCGGCTCTTGACTCTAGAAAACAATGTTTCCCTTTACTAGAGGCAACGATGAGTGCCGGTTATATCCAGTTGGCCGCCATCGGTCAACAGGATGCATATCTCACAGGAAGTCCCCAAATCACCTACTTTTCGGGCGTCTACCGCCGTCACACCCCTTTTGTCCTCGAGGCATATGACATTCCTTTTTTGGATCAAAAAGTTAATTATGGTCAAAACAACATCTGTCGCATTCCACCCAAAGGTGATCTCGTGAGGGGCTTGACTTTGAAACTCACGCTCCCGGCTCTCAACAACCCTGGAAGCGACTGGACCTGGCCAACCCCTCCAGCTCCTGATACCAACCAGCCATACATCAGAATCATCGGGCCAGCCACAGGTGGTTCCAACGTCACTCTGACCACCACCCTCCTCGTTCCCTCCTATTCAACAGTCAATTTTAACCTCTGGTTCACTCCCATCTTTGCCCCTTATATTCAGTACAACGCCGCGACCAACCGCTTTTCGTTCAGCAATTGTGCATCCGTCGAGGTGATCAACTCGTCCAACTACCTGGCACCAGGCATCTTCTTCGGTCTCGATCCAAAGGCTTATTCCTCCATCAACCCCGTGAGTGGTAACCTCGTGTATACCGTCAACAGCACATCCAACCTCCAGACCCACCCAGCCATCTCCCCATCTCCAAATTACGTCTCGTCCGTCAGTCGTACCGGCGATTTCACGCTCGAACAGTGTGGCTGGGTCCGCTCCATCGGCGCTTTGCCCCCCGACCCTCGTAAAGGCTTTTTTGCATACCTCAACCAACCTCTCAACGTCTCGGGTCAACAGTTTCTCAACCTTTCACAAACCTCAGGCTCTGGATCCATATGGAACATCCCTAACCGCACCTCCAAATACACCTTGACTTCTGGTGGCCGTGTCAAGTTTTCCAGCATCGGTCTCTATTGCGTCAAAGCTGGGTTCGAGCTCGGTGCCGGCTCTGTCGAGTCGTTCAGCTTCGGCTCCAGTCAGAACGAGGCTTCCGAAGGCTCTGGCCCCGTCAATCCCAATTTTCAAACTGTATTCCCGTTCCGCGTCTCTCCCGACCCTTCCATGCCCGCCGTCATTCCTCTGAACGTCAGGAACACATCCAACACCTACTACTTTTACGTGAGTAGCACCGGGTCCCAACTCCAGTCCAACTCGTACGTCACCATCAGTCCCGTCGATGAAATTTACCAACTCACTAGTTCGCTCACGATGACTTCCAACCCTTACAAACTTCCTCTATACGGCAACGTCGCCGTCACCGGTGGTTTCGCCATGACCCTTACGCCCGGCTCAAACATCAATTTCGTCAATCCCGGTGAATACCTCCTGACCGGCTCTGTTTATTTGGGCGGTTCCTCCACCTACGTCTCCAACGTCCAGGTTTGGGAAAGCTCGAATTTGGTTTATGACTACGACATGTCCCTCCAGGGTCGCGACCCTACGTTCGCTTTTTCAGCTCCTCTGTCCGTCACTGACACCGTAGCCAACTACTACATGAACGTCACGACGACCAGTTTGACCACCGTGGCGTCAAACTCCTACTTTATCATCAACCGTATCAGCGTCCCGACCGCTTCGAATCCCGACTCGAACGTCTTGCCCGATAACGGTCTCACCTTTCGCTCAACCAGCTCCACCTTGAAAGCCCCTTTCAATTTTGTTTCAGATTTCAGTTCGTCCGGGAGCTCTAATCTCATTTCCGTCACTTCGGGTGGGTTCCAGTTTAGCAACACGGGCTCTTACATCTTGACCGGCGCCATATGTACCGCCGACCCCGTTCGCAGTATTTCTTTCGGTCCTCAGACGTACAGGGACAATTTGGGCATCTTACCCCCATACACGTTCCAAGTTCCCATTTACGTGGGCGACACTTCACAGACCTATCCCGTCTCAGTGACGGTCGAGGGAACCACCGCGTCTCCAAATTTGTTTTCAAATACGTTCATATCTGTTTACCCCTTGACGTCTCCCTTGGTTGATCCCGCCACGCAGGTTTTTTCGTACTATGATTCCGTGGGTACATGGGCCATCAAGTCTGCAGACCTCAAGATTGGTGGTCAGACCATCCAGAGCCTCACCGGCGAATTCATAGAACTCTGGAACGATCTTCACGTCCCTTATGAGAACCAACCCGGTCTCCAGATTCTCACGGGTAAGAATGATACTGGAACGACCATCAACCCCCCTGGACGCACTTATTTCGTCAATTTACCCTTTTATTTTGTGGGCCAGCCATCCCTGTACCTTCCTTTAGTGGCTCTAGGTCGCCACGACGTCGAGGTTCACGTCACCTTTAGAAATTTTACCGAATTGACTGCTGTTTCTGTTACGAACCCGACCCTGGACGCGACAATCATCGTCGACTACGTCTACCTGTCCGACCCCGAGATTCGTTGGTTCCAGAGTTCCCGATTAGACTACGTGATCACGCAGTGTCAGTACCAATCCATCGGGCTCTTGGCCGGTTTCACATCTGCGGTGTTTAATTTGGACCTCAAAAACCCCGTGCGTGAACTCTTTTTTGTGGTTCAGCCCGTGGGTAACTTGCCCTACGACTACTCTGATAACGCGGTTCTGAGCTTCGGTCTCAGTCTCAACGGCCAAGACCTTTTCACGACCGACACGACCGACGTTCTGTACACCGGTTCCATCGAACCGTTCAACCACTACCCCAATTTCCCACAACGCCGATTCTTCATGTACGCCTTTACGTTGAATCCAGCATCCCCGAAACCCAATGGTCAAATCAACTTTAGCCGAATCAAACAGGTTCTTCTGACTTTGAAGTGCGGCGGCCAAGCGTATTTAC